ATATCGTAAAAATACTAAGTATCATACCTAATGATGTTTTAGTAACCTTGCACGGCTATCTTAGATTAATTCCAGAGCGCGCTATATGTAAACAAATGTATAACGTGCATCCGGGTGATATTGTTAAGTATCCTGAACTAAAAGGAATACATCCTCAAGCTAAAGCATTAGAGCTTGGCTTACCATCGACTGGAGTTGTTATACATCAAGTAGTACCAGAAGTAGATAGCGGTGAGATTGTTTCATCAACTGATTATACTATTAAAGAAAACGAAACTAAAATGAGCTTAATTAACAATTTAAGAGATCTATCTATTGATCTTTGGTGCGACTTTTTGCGAGATAAAGTATGACAGACGAAATTGAAGAAACTGGCGATGCAAGACCTGATCATTATAGTCAGAAAGAAGGCTCTATAGAATGTATTGCTGCTATTGAGCAGTTGTGTGATGAGCATCAGAACGACCCGTTTACTGATTATAATCGCTTTCAAGCGTTCAAGTATTTGTGGCGTCTTGGTAAGAAAGACGATGTACTATTTGAACTATATAAAGCAAGACAATTCTTAGACTTTGCTATCGATAAACTAGAAAGAGACCGAGGTATTAAATGAGCGAAATTGAAAATATTGCGAGTAAGCATTTAGGTAAAGCTGGCGATGGCTCCGTAGTGAAGCCGTATATAACACCAGACAATGTAGATGCATCTCTGCTTGTTGGTGTACCTCGTCACCTTAATCGTACTGCATATGGTATTGATGATAACGATCTTCCGTTTGTTGGTGTAGACGCCTGGAACGGTTATGAATTTTCCACTCTTCTTACGAATGGCTTTCCTGTATCTGGCTGGATAAAGTTTACCTATCCGTCTGACACTCCTAATATTGTTGAGAGTAAATCTGTAAAATTATATCTTAACTCTTATAATATGGCTCGTCTAATTGAAACCACTGATGATGTTTATATTATAGAAGATAAAATATCTAACGATTTGTCTAAAGCAGTTGGCGGTGTTGTTGAAGTTTTTATTCAGTGGGGCGATATTGATACTGTTAAACCTATTATTGGTGACTTTACCTCGCTAGAGCATTATTGTAACATACAGAACATGTCGTTCGACAACTATAATGAAAGTGCTGATATTCTAGAAGTAGTTCCTTCTATTGGTAGATACGAACGTTGGAGATCTTACTCATTACGTTCTAACTGCCGAGTAACTAATCAGCCTGACTGGGGTGATGTGTATATTCACATTAAAGGTGAAAACTCTGTTACACCAGAATCATTACTTAAGTATATCGTATCAATGCGTAAAGAGAATCATTTCCATGAAGAAATTTGTGAATGTATTTACAAGCGCTTGTACGACTTATTAGATCCTGAAGAATTATTTGTATCGTGTTTATATACCAGACGTGGCGGGGTAGATATTAATCCTACTCGTGCAACTGATAATAATACACTTTACAAGTATGGCGGTGGTATAGTAGATGTGATGAACTTCTGTACCAAGACTGCAAGACAATAGTGGTTTATGAAAGCTAACCACTCTAAAGATCACACTGCTTTCTATATAAAGGTGTTAAAATGAAAAATATTGTTGTTTCTCTTTCCGGAGGTATGGACTCCTCAACTCTCTTACTACGCTGTATTAAAGAAGTAGGTGCAGAAAATGTAACTGCTATCTCTATGAACTACGGTCAAAAGCATGTATGTGAGCTTGAGCGAGCTAAACAATTAGTTGATTATTTGGCAAGTAAAGGCCATAATATTACCTATCAAGTAATTAAGCTTGATGGTATTACTGAACTGCTTTCTTCTGCTTTGGTATCTGGTGGTGACGATGTACCAGAAGGTCATTACGCAGAAGACAATATGAAGCAAACTGTAGTACCTAATCGCAATAAGATCTTTGCATCTATTGTTCAAGCAGTAGCTCTATCTGTTGTTAAAAAGACAGATGAAGAAACTGCTATAGCTCTTGGTATTCACGCAGGTGATCATGCAATCTATCCTGATTGTCGTCAAGAGTTCCGTGATGCAGATGATCAAGCATTCCGTATTGGTAACTGGGATGCAGAAAAAGTAACTTACTTTACTCCTTACTTGTATGGGGATAAGTTTGATATTCTTACAGATGGTACAGCTCTTTGTGTAGAGCTCGGTCTTGAGTTTGATGAAGTGTATAGTCGTACTAATACATCATATAAACCTCTTCAGGTAAACGGTGTTTGGTATTCTGATTATAAGAGCTCATCTTCAGTAGAACGTATTGAAGCGTTTATTAAACTTGGTCGCCCAGACCCTGTTGCATATGCTGATGAAACTGGACCAGTACCTTACGATACTGCACGACAGCATGCAGAAAAAGTGCTTGCTGAATATAATGAGGTTGCTTGATGAGCACAAACTTTGAGCGTATTAAGGAGTGGTCAGACGAACGTCTGATCACTTTCCAGGAGCCAGATCGCAATGGCTTTCTTGCTATGATTGTAGAAGAGCTTGGAGAGTTTCTCGAAGCTAAGGACGACGATGGTCGCATCGATGCTATGGCCGATATCATCGTCTTTGCTTATGGTGAAATAGCCAAGTATGGTTATCATGGTGATAAAGTCATGGATGAGGTAATCAAAGAGATTAGTTCACGAGTTGGCGCATATAGTCCTGAAACTAAAAAATGGCAGAAAGATAAGTCTCCTGAAGCTCAAGCGAAGTGGTATACAGCAGACTTTAGCAATTGTAAACTAGATGATGGAGACAAATAATGGCTCAAGTTGAGATTCAGATTAACTCGGAAGAGTTGAAGAAAAGAAAGATAATGATTTGTACACCAATGTATGGTGGTCAGTGTGCTGGTATCTATACTAAGTCTTGTACTGATCTTTCTGCATTAGCACGTAACTATGGTGTACAGATAGGATTCTTTTACTTGTTTAATGAGTCGTTAATTACTCGTGCTCGTAACTATCTTGTTGATGAGTTTATGCGCTCTGATTTTACTCATTTAATGTTTATTGATAGTGATATTGGCTTTGATCCTACAGATGTACTGGCATTAGCTGCTATTGCTGAACCTGGTACAGATAAGGACATTGTTTGTGGTCCGTATCCTAAAAAAGCTATTGCATGGGAAAAGATTAAGCGCGCTGTAGATAAAGGCTTTGCTGACGAAGACCCTGGTGTGCTAGAAAAATATGTTGGTGATTACGTATTTAATCCCGTTCAAGGTAGTGGTGATATTCGAATTGATACACCTACTGAAGTACTTGAGGGTGGTACTGGTTTTATGATGATTCAACGTAGTGCATTTGAAAGATATGCAGAAGCTTATCCTGAATTTATGTACAAGCCAGATCATATTCGTACAGCTCATTTCGACGGCTCTCGAGAAATTATGGCATACTTTGATTGCGTTATTGATCCTGAAACGAAGCGTTATTTGTCCGAAGATTACATGTTCTGCCAATGGGCTCGTAAAGCTGGTATTAAAGTATGGATGTGCCCGTGGATGAAAATGACTCATATGGGCTCTTATATGTTTAGTGGAAGTCTTGCTGATCTTGCACAGGTCGGTGCTAGCGCTACCGTCGGTAGCGACTTCAAAGGTGCTAAGAAGAAAAAATAAGTGAGATTTATATTATGAAGTTAACTCCTAAGACGTTTTCTATTTTAAAGAACTTTTCGTCGATTAATCAGTCTCTGTACGTAACGCAAGGGAATGTGTTGCGTACTATATCTGAAATGAAATCTGTAATGGCTGAGGTTGAGGTACAGGAGATGTTTCCTCGTGACTTCGGCATCTATGATCTTAATCAGTTTTTAGGCGTAGTAAGTCTTTTTGAAGAGCCTGATTTAGACTTTGATACTACCTTTGTTCGTATCAGCGGCGGTCAGGGTGCGAGTAGTAATTACTTCTATGCTGATAAAGCTACTATTAGAACCATGCCTCCAGAGAAGTCGTTTGTACTTCCAGATGTGGTAGAAACGTTTGCTGTTACTGATAAAGTAGTTAAAGGTGTTATGCAAGCTGCGAATGTATTGCAGTTACCAGAGATTGCTATTGTAGGCGACGGTACTAATATTACTATTGAAGCTATCAATAATAAAAATAGTACAAGTAACTCGTTCCGTTATGAAGTTGGTAAGACTAATAAAACTTTTAAAATGATCTTCAAAGTTGAAAATATTAAAATGATGATGGGTGGATATAACGTATCAATCAGCAGTAAGAAGATTACTCAATTTAAAGCTGTTGAAGGTACTCTAACCTATACAATTGTGAATGAAGCATCCTCTACATATGAT